TACAGTCTTACGAACTGCCGCCTGTGGATTCTCAAAAAAATCTACTTCAGGTTCTTCCTCTTGAATAGGTTGAGGTTTGCCAGCAAGGTTCTGCTTGATGAGTTCATCTGCTAATTTGCGTACTTCGCCAACTTCTTGTGCTTGCTTTCCAATCAGCTTTTCTGCCTCTTGGTGCATTTTGATGATGTCTGACAACTCTTTACCCCGATACTTGTCGGGAATGTCATTACTCATCGGCTCAACAGTTGATTCAAGTTTCTGCTTTTCAACAGTCTCTAACTCGCCTAACATCTCGTCTGGGTTATCTACTAACATATTTTTCCTTTTCCTGCCACTTTTGGGTTCTAGGATGACACAACGGCATTAATGCTTATGTTGTGGTTTTTTGCTCATGCGCTAACTTATCACGATGTTTCTTCTCAAATTTCATCCATGAAGATGGAAAATGACCCGACCACCCTTCCAAGTTAATGCTTGGAGCAGAAATTGTGCGATTGGCTGAACCACCGCACTCACACTGAGTTGTTTGTGCCTCATAATCACAAAGTCTCTCAATTCTGTGTCCACTTTCGCAGACAAATTCATAAATTCTTTTCATTCAATTCCTCGTAGGCTCGTTCACTGACCTCTTTCAAGGTTTTCAGCCAAGTCAAGATGGAAAGTTCACCTTTTTTGAACATTAAGGTCTTTTCATCAGGAATAACGCTCAGATTATTAAGCGACTCTATCATATTGTCAATATCAATAGTTAAATCCTTCCAACCCTCTGTTGACATCATGTCAAAGCGGCTTTCATAGTATTTCTGAAGTTCTGGGTTCATGGTGATCCTAAAATGCAAACTTCTTCTTTTTTGGTGCAATCATCTTGGCAATTTCTTCTGCGTAATATTGCATACCAAACTTGCCATCAACCCGTACATCGTGATTTTCTGGGGGTACAAATAACTTGTTTGTGTCCTCAAACGGGCTTTCTTTGATTCGGTCTACCCAAACAATGAAGTGAGCGCCAAAGGCTTCCCGTGTTTCAGGGGTAGGACAAACAAAATCAGCAATCACATGAGCCCCATATCTAGATGCTATATCGCACAAAACACCCATACGCCTAGCCTGTTCAATGCGGTCTTTTACAGAGAATCCAAGGTCTTTGTTGATTTCCTTGCGTATTTCATCAGCATTAAAGTGAACGCAGGAAAGTTCCCTTGCCAAAGCTGTAGCCAAGGTGGTCTTACCCGAACTAGGCAAACCCATGATTAGTATTTTCATCCCTTGACCTTATACAGTTGTTTTACGGCAAAGTCTGGTGCTGGTGTACGCCAAAAGTCTTTTCCTGCGTACTTCTCCCACACCGATTTAGGCAGGATAGATGGGCGCTCTTGCCAAGTTACTTCTTTCCTAACTGTGTGTAGGCTTTTCATGTTTAGTGCTTTGTCAAACACTTCGTTCTCGTACTCCACGTTCTTAAAGTCGTGGTCAAAGTACTGCTTGCCGATGAACTGGTACAACTCGCGCATTACGCTCTCAGGCTGTTTGCAAAGCATCTCGTACTCCACCAACATAATCATGTCGGGATTTAACAACAATCCTTCTTCCAAGAAATAGTATGGCTTAACAACTTGGCCTTCTTTCTTTACATCCATCAAGGCATCGCACCTTGTGGTGACTGTCTGCCGTGACTCATCATCTGTCAGGGTTGCGCCGTACAAAGAATTCTTGGCTGATATACGCTCAAAGCTATCCAATATCCAAGGCAAGTCCCGCACACAACAAATGATCTTAGTCTGTGGATATAGGTCTTTAAGGAGTGATGTCTTAGCAGTCCAGCCCCTGCTGGTGTCAAACACTGTGTTTGGTGTGACTGCTTTGTAGTAAGCCTCAAATACGTCTTTTAGTATTTGTTTGCGCCTGTCTTCATCTATCAAATGATTGCTCTCACTGCCCGTAATGACGTTGATGGTTGATGTAACAAATCCTTGCACGGGCGATGAGATGTCTGCATAAAACTCAGGGTTCTGGCGCAAGATAGCCGACAACAATGTCGAGCCTGATCGTGGCAAACCAGAGATGAAGAAAAACTCTTTCATGCTGCTGGAGTCTGGGCAACCCAATTAACTGTAGCCTCATCCCACTGATAACGCACATTGCCGCCGTTAATAACGGCATCTGCTGGCCTTGCTACAGGTGCAGCCCATGTCATTGTGTCTGAGTAGCCAATCCATGATGGATAAGGTCTACGGGCTTCATGTTCTGCAGTTTTAGCCGTGTTGTACTCTGCCTCGGTCAAGACCTGTAACACACCAGCGATGGTAGTGTCGGCATCGTCATCGCAAGTGCCGTAATATTTTGGGGCTCTTAGGTATGTGCCATCGGATGCCACTTCAACAGGCCATGTTGAGCTATCGTGCCATAAATGCGTCCAACCCTTGACAGCAGGCATGGATGGGCCTGTGCGTTGTGGCTCGGCTGTGCAAACTATTTTGGTTACTGCGTCTACTTCGGTGATGCAAATGTACATTGGGATGCTCCTGATAAATTAAACTGCGACTCTGCGGATGGCGCGGACAGCGTAGGTGTAATCTTTATTAACACCGCCTTGAAAACCGCTGTTAAAGCTCTGCCTCCAGCCTTGCGTAGCAGAATTTTCAGTGCTTGACCAGTAAGGGTCAGTAGCAAACGCCTGTACGCCGCCGGATTGAAAGTCTGTTGCGGAGGTTTGAGCAGGTGTGCCACTTGTGTAATTGCTGCCGCGACTTGGAACGGCATTGGTATTTGTGCCTGACGATGTGTTGTTGTTTACTGTACTAGGCTTTAAATTATAGTAACAAACCTCTAGCTCATTTTTAGCTGGCATATACCAGTCAGAAAAACCACCGATAGTTAAGCCTTCGCAAAATTGAGCAGCAGGATGGGTGACATCATTCATTGCCGCGCTGTTAGATGGGCCATCAATAACAGATGTAGTTCCAGCGGTTGTCGTGTTTACTAGCTTCCATGCTTTAGCGGAGTTGTAAGCAGTAGATACTGGCCCAACCACAAGGTTGTGAGTTGCTACACCAGACACGCCAATTTGACCTGCATAAAAACCACCACCAAAAGCCTCACCAATTACTGTTGGGCCAGCAGGGGCAAAACTTCTTTGGTTTTGAAAAACAGCTTGTAGAGCACCACTCATGTCAATCCACTCCCTGAAATAAGCCAAGTTGTTGAAGTCATTTTGATTGCAGTAGCTGAACCATATTGCGCCAAACTGCGTGAACCAGTTGTACCAGCAGCACTTAAATACATTGTGTCTGTATTGATTGCAATAGTTACCACTTGACTTGTCATGTTTACAAATGTAATTGCAGTGCCAATTGGATAGGCTACAGACGAATTTGCAGGGATTGTAAATGTCCGAGCATTTGCATCGGTTGATGGATGAAAGATGTGCTTGCCAGCATCAGAAAGAACTAGCGTGTAAGCTGCGCTTTGGCTATTTTGAGGAATGTTTTTAAATCCGACTTCATTTGTACCATCAACTGTGCATGAAGATAAAGTGCCGCTTGATGGTGTACCTAAAGCAGGAGTTACAAAAGTAGGTGAATTAGCAAATACCAAAGCACCAGTACCAGTTTCATCTGTTACAGCACTAGCTAAATTTGCGCTTGAAGGAGTACCTAAAAAAGTAGCTATTCCAGTGCCAAATGACGTAATTCCAGTACCACCATTAGCTACAGGCAACGTACCAGTAACACCCGTAGATAAAGGTAAACCTGTAGCATTAGTCAAAGTAACACTAGTTGGTGTACCCAAAATAGGAGTAACAAGTGTTGGGCTTGTGGAAAATACTAAGTTAGTAGATGTTGTTCCAGTTGCACCAGATGCCGTATATCCAGTAATATTGTTAAAAGAAGTGATGCTTGCTGTAGAAGCACCAGTACCACCTCTATTTACTGCAACTGCTGTTCCATTCCATGTGGCACTGGTAATTGATCCAGCATAATCAAAAGTATTTGTTGACCAAGATACATTAGATGGGGCAATGTCATGCCTATCCCATGATCCAGCAGATATTGCATTTGACAACAATGTCAATTGAACATAACCACCTGATGGTACAGAAACAATAAGCGATCCTGATGCGTTATTGACTGTTATAGCGCCACTGCTTTGGTTATTATTAAAAAGGTATTGCACTCCATTTGCCAATGTAGTTGCATTTGGCAATTGGAATGTATGTCCACCAGAACCCGTAACAACATGAGAGTAAGCAGATGAAACTGTTAATGTTGTTGTTGTTCCAGCTGCCGCTGTTGATAAAAATGATGCAAGGAAAGTATTAGCTGTAACATTCTGACTTGAATCACGCAGAACAACACTGCTTGCACCTGAAGAAGTTGTAACACCCGTACCACCATTAGCAACAGGCAGTGCAGTACCTGACAAACTAATAGCTAATGTGCCACTGCTTGTAATTGGTGAGCCAGTAACTGATAAGAATGCAGGAACTGTTGCCGCAACACTGGTAACTGTGCCAGATCCACCACCTCCAGATGCTGTAATTGTCTGATTAGGCCAAGTGCCACTTACTGTAATATTTGTTCCTGCGACAATGCTAGGAGAAGCTGTACCAGTTCCTCCATTAGCTACAGCAAGAGTTCCACCTAATGTGATTGTCCCAGATGTTGTAATTGGGCCACCAGATGTAGTCAGTCCAGTTGAACCACCAGAAATAGCAACACTTGAAACTGTTCCACTACCACCACCACCACCAGCACCACCACTGGTAATAACTTTAATGCGGTCTTGCAGATCTGTAGAAACAACTTCACCTACATTGATCTCTTGACCACTAGACAAAGCAATGATTAAAGAACCATCAAAGTCGATGTTTGCGTTGACAACAGATACGCCATCAATACCATCTACACCATCTTTACCTTTTGGGCCTTGTGGCCCTTGAGCACCATCTTTACCATCCCGACCAGCCTTACCATCTTTACCATCACGCCCGTCTTTACCATTAATACCATCACGACCATCTTTGATAGTGATGATGCGCTTTTCAAGGGTGCTGGTTACGTTGTCAAACTTTTGGCGAATGTCTGTGTCAATCTTCTTGAGTGATTGAACAACCATTTGAGCATTCTCAGCCGCCTTACGCTGCTGCATTTGCTTAACTTCTGACACAGAGTTGTTTACCGCATTAAAGATATTATCTGCAATGCCATCTACATTTCCATCATTGAAGATTTTATCTATTGCCATTTGCCAACTCCTGATTTAAGTTTTGTAAAAACTCGTTTTCCATGTCTACTACAGTGCTTTTAGCATTATTCATCTGTAACTCGACAATTTTAGACTTGTTTTTAATGTCTGCTTCCTTGAGCATCAACTCGGCAATACGAACCCGCTTGTCAAACTCTCTAGATGCTTGGTCATCTTCATTGGGAAGGTTCTTAGTCATCGCCGCCATGTTCTTTGCCTGTACTTCTTGTGGCAATAACTGCGCTTCAACAGACAATTTGATAGCTTCTGCTTTGTTTTGCTCTGCTTGGCTAGTCTGAACAGCAATATTTGCCTGTGCAGCTTGCATTGCTAACTCTGCTTGCATCTGTTGCATCTGCTGTGCTTCAGGATTGGGCTTACTCATCTCATCCAAAGCCGCCATCATCTCGTATCTGTTGCTTAAACTTGAGTTAGCGATGATTCCTTTGAGAATTACAGGCAAAACAGGTGTATTTGGGCCAAGAGTCTGCAACAAACCAATGAATTGCTGCTGTTCATACTCTCGAGCAATGATTCCAAGGGTTGCAGTAGGGATGAAGTTCATGTCTACAGAGGGATAACGCTCTGGATCGAACTGCATGAACCTGAAAGCCGCCTTTTTGATGAACGGCACAAGGAAATCTTCTTGGAAGTTGACCAATGTACGCTTGTACTTCTTGATGATGGAGGCCACAGCCATCGACATACCGCCACCATCACGGCTTGACTGAGAAACCATGCCGTTTGAGTCCAATGTCCCAGTAGCTTGCAACAACATACGCTCAAAATCTTTGGCAGTTGCTAGGTTATTGGGGTCACTCTGACCAAACTTGAATGGATACAGGATTTCATTGGGGTTGCCATTAGTGAGAATAGCTTTACCAGCCTTAATCTCAAACTTCATGCCACGGGGCAGTCTAGTTGCATCCATCGCAACCATAGGGGCAGTGGTCAAAGCGAGTGAATCCAAGTGAGCCCGAGTCTGAGCATCAATAGCTTTCTGCATATTGAAGGCTTTTTCCACTGTACCTCGCCCCAACAAGCGATTAGGCACTGTATCGTCTTGGTACGACAACACTGGCCTGTCTTTCATCATGTATGGGTTTTCTTCAGCCTTGAGCAACATACCATCGTTGGCAATTACGACAATAGCCTCGACCATATCTGAGTAATCTTCAGCAGCAGAGTTCTCAGGGAACAACTCAACAATGTCTTTGTTCTCAGCCATGTTGTTTAAATACTCACGGGGTACTAACCCATAGTATGTCAACAACAGAACCTTCTCATCTTGGTACTGGCTTACCTCTTGGGTAGGCTCTAAATCAGTATCTTCATAGGTGGGCGTGATGTCTACCTTGCGATAGATGCCTTTTTCGATTCCCTCTACAACCTTGTGAATTGAGACGTATTTCTCAATAGCCACGCCCATACAGTCATCAATGGAAGTACCATTTGGGTCAAACAAGAAGTTCTTGGGATTGATAGGCATGATCTTGACAGCAATCCTGTCTCTCTCCATCACGCCAATAGCAGCTTGTCCCTGTTGATTAGGGATAGGCTGAGTAGAAGGAATATATTCTTTCTCAGTCTTGACGATGATCTCGCCAATGCCTGTTCCATAGATTTCAGCCATCAACTCGATCTGGTCGATAGATTTTCTGATCTTGTCTTTCTTGAAGTCTTCCATCAACTGATTCTTGATTTGCTCAACATCTATAGGGTTTCCACCTATATCTTGAATGTTGTCTTCAATATCAAAGAAGTCGCCTTGACCAAAGATAGCTTCCATGATCTCAGCATGGCGAGTCTCTACGGCTTGTTGTGTGGCAGGGGTAACAATGCGGCTACGCTCAGACTCACGGGTCTTGTCTTCAGAAGCCCACTGACCACGGAAGATGCGCTCATACTCAAGCCAGTCAGGAAGAAAGTTGGTGTCTCTATAGTCACGCCACTTAGTGCAATGGTCAGTAACAAAAGCCGTCAGTTCTTTGTCAGCTTCAGTCGGCTGATAAAACTCGTTTTGCTTTAACTTGACTTCTTTGTCTGTTGCCATTTATATCCCTTTAAATGCCACTTATTATGTCAAGAGGCTCCCACTCATCTTCTTGGTCATCAACAAAGTATGAGGTCACAGCCAGTTGGTCAATGTAGGAAAGAGCATCGGGCAAGTCATCGTGAACACCTTGGGCAGGAAACATTAAGATTTGATCCTTAAATTCTGTCCAATCTTCCTCAGAGTTCAGCACAATACGCCCATGCTCAAACCTTCCTTGGAGACTCCAGATAATCCTGTCAGTCTTTTTCCTGTTGCCATGCGTTAAGTCAACTATATGCGAATATACATTATTTTTCCGCATTAAGTCTGACAAATATGGCAAAACTGCATTTTTTAATGCTCCACGCTCAATTCCAACGCTCAAAGGTCGGTATTCCCGCATCTTTAGCAAAATCGTGGCAGCAGTCTCCCTGATGTCCCACCTACCAAAAGCAATCTCTTTTACAAACCATTTGCCATCATCAGTCACCTTAACCACAGCAATGGCAGTCTGATCTAGCCTTTTCTTTGAGTTAGCCGCCTGTCTAGCTACTTCCTCAAATCCAGCCAAGTCACAGGCTATGAAGTAAGAACCATACTCAGGCTCAGTCCCGTATTTAATCCACTCTTCTTTAAAGACATCGCTACCCGCATTGTCAAAAGATGCCATATACTCTTGCTTAAAAGCGAAGCTTGATAGGGATTTCTTTGCGCTCTCGATTTCAGCAGGGTCGATTAAAGGGTTGTCTTTGGTGGTGAAATGCCAACTTTTCCAGTCTGAGTCTTCTTCTGACATTCCGAGTTTAAATACGTCATAGAAGAAATTGCGACCCTTGGGAGTGCCGATGAACATAGCTCGGCCTTTCTTATCAGACAAAGACGCACGAATAACCTGTTCCCATGCTTCAGGTTTGATGTCTGCAACCTCGTCAAGCACAGCGTAGGTGAGCGACACTCCTCGCAAAGTATCTGGTCGGTCTGCTCCTCGGACATAGATCTTTGCTCCGTTTATCAAGGTAATGTCCATATTATTGATGTGGCTGGCTTGGATAACCTCCCTGCCCAACTCCATCAATACATCCCAAATAATCTGTCTAGCCTGACCATTGGTAGGCGCAACATAAAGCACAGCAGAACCAGCAGTACACTGCAAACCCTCAATCAACAGGGTAATGGCTGAGAGTCTTGACTTACCGCAACGCCGACCAGCAGCAATAACTTTAAACCTTGTTTTATCAGCAAAAACCTCTTGTTGCCAAGGGAGGAGGCTAAAGTTCAGATCAGACATCTTTACTTTCTATATCTTCAGCTTCTACTGTGTTTTCACCAATGGTGACACCACCAATGCCTGAGATCGTAATGTTTACAGCACTTCTCTGATTCTTCTCTTTTTCAAACAGAGTAACGGGAAGCATCCTATCCATGCACAGTTTCAGTGCAGCCATCTGTGCAGGGTGGTCATCATCAAGGGCAATCTGAACAGTCTTTTGGACAACATTGACTCCAGCACTGTTTATCAACAAATCCTTGAGTTCTTTGACCCTTTGATTCTCAGTCTTGGGCAACATAGCTATTGGCTTGGAATCAGCATACTTTGCCATAGTCAACTTACCAGAACCCTTGGGTCGACCCTTGGTTTTCTTTAGGTTATCAGGGAGTGCATCTACTACGTTCATCTTTTATCCAGTGAAGGGAAGTTAGTGCGTACTTTACATGAGAATTGTTTTCTTGTATAGTGACATCAAACGGGGGCATCACCCACCCCTCTATGCGGTTGAGCCGACCAAGTAGGATAAACGTAGTGAACCATGTGGTACTCCAGTAAAGAGTAATCTTGAACAGGGCCTGTAGCGTGGAGTGATCGATCTGACAGTCATCACTAACTTAGTATAAACGAGAGGCTCTCCTTTAAAAGGATCACCCCCACTCACGGGTGTCTACTCTTGTTCGTCAACTAATCGAAGTAAGCATTTACTTGTTAACGCTACGATTGGCT